AACTTGTGATCACTTTGAAATCAAAGCACGGATCAACAGAATTGGTTTTCAATGCGTTTGATGGCAAAGACGAAGTAAAGAGCGGACACGGTAAAAATGGAATTTCCTACTTCTTTGCTAAGGTGACAGAAGAACAAGACATTGACATTTTAGGTTGGTGCAAAGAACATGTAGCAATTGCAGAATAATTAAGCAATCAACCAAGCGCGCACACACAAACCAATAAAAGAGGGGCTTAATTGCCCCTTTTTTCATTTGTACTCTCTAAATCGTGTATTATGTGCATAATATACTTTAGGAAATATGCAGAAAGAGAGTACAATGATGCTTAAAGACGATTTAATAAAGAATGCTAGTGAACAGGTGAGAGAGCAGCACGATGTTTTTTTGGTTCAATTGCTTGGCGTGGAGAATAGCGGGCTTGATGCCCAAAGGATCAAAGATTTATATGATAAAGGTTTAATTGATTTACAAGATCAAGGTTTACAGATTGAGGGGGTTGACCCTTTTACATTCCTACAAGTAGCAGGAAAGATATTTGACAGCGTTGATCACGATACAAAAGCAAATATGAGAACTTGGACGATCAACGAATGGAGAACCCCCGTAAAGAGAACGCTTGAAAAAATGGTAGGCAAGACCGCCCCCGTTGCTATGTCGCAAATGCCTACACCACCAATCAATCAAGTTACAGATTTAACCCCGCCCCAAAAGATACCCGCTTGGATGTCACCAGCTGAAAAGGGTGCTTATGTTTCCGCTATCACAAGGGCGGGATCATATGCAAGGGGTTTAGGAAACAAACTAGACGAGGATTTAAGCAAAGTCATTGCGGAAGGTTGGCAAGGTGAAAAGATTAGTGAACAAGTAAACCCATCACAACGGGAATACATGCTTGAAACAATTCGCAACGAAACAGCGAATGAGTTCATAGGTTCAAGAGATGCAAAAGTCTTAGCTGCTAGGCTTGCAGATTTAACAAAGTACTATTCTCACAATTGGGAACGAATCGCACAAACAGAACTACAAGCAAGCCACAATGAAGGGCGGTTCATAGATGCTACTCAAAACGATGATCTAGTGGCAAGAGTACCAGATTCAAACGCTTGTGAAACTTGTTTAGCTTTGTTCGTTGGTGGAGATGGCAACCTAATCATTTTTGACCCTTCGGAGCTTGCGCAAAATGGTACGAATGTAGGCAAGGGAAAGGGAGAACACAAAGCCACGCTTTTCCCCGTTCATCCTAATTGTCGTTGTGATACTATACCCGTTCCCAAAGGCTTCTATGCAACAAGAGACGGACGAATCCGAAGGGTTAGAGAAACACCTATTAGCAAAGCCCTTAAAGTACCAGGTAAATATTTATCGGGGTTATCTGAGAGTGATAAGCAAGCACGCAAACAAGAGATTAGGCAACGAGTAAAGGGAGGGGAAGAGAAAAGAACCTATGCGCCTATGACAGGCGATCAAGACGCCAAAACAAAGCCCTCAAAGTATACTAGAACAGAACTAGCGAGCAAAGTTAGAGAAGCAACCAAGACAAACACAACAGAAGAGTTTATAAGCGTTGCTTCAAAGATTTCAGGTGTACCAAGATCAATTATTGCAGAAGTACACAAGCGAGGGGCGGAGGCTTGGAGCGTTGGGCATAGACCGGGGGCGTCTCAAATCGCATGGGCAAGGGCGCGCGTTTACTCATTCTTGACCGGTGGGAAAACACAGAAAACAGCAGATAAAGACCTATGGGCGAAATACTTAGAAACTAAGAAATCATAGTTAAAAAGTAACAATTTAATATAATTCAAAATATACAAAGAAACACAGTGAACAGGATTAAAAAGATGTTTAGATACTCATCATTCTTAGATACATTGATCAAGGCAATGACTCATAAGTACATTAGGCGCGTTCCCAAGGGAGTAACCAAGACAGGGAAAACAAAGTACATGTACTTCTATGCAGGGCAAGAGGGGCATGGTAAAGGGATTGCACACGAAAGCGAACTTGTTGAAGGTGCTTCTTTTGCATTCGGCGAAGTAGGAAAGACAAGGTATCATGCACACATTAGCAAAGTAGACGGGGATAAAGTTACTGTAAAATATGATGACGGTGCTAAAAAAGGTACTGAGGAAACTATGACTAAGAAACAATTTCAAACCTTAGTACATGGTGAACACGCAACAGGTATTAAAGAGGCGCAAGCTAAAGCGGACAAGCAATTAAAAGATTTCCAAGTAGGCAAAGAAAAAGGTACTAAGGTCAAGCAATCAACACTTGATAGACTTGCTCAAAGAGTGGCAAATTTAAAAGATTTAGTCAGTCACATTGACCAACCCGCCCCAATTGAAGCCCCTTGGATGAGTGAACGAGAACGAAGAGTTTTTGAGGGGCAAAATCGACTTTTTACATTGCTTGAAAACAAAGAGATCACACAAGAGCTTTTGAAAAAAAGAAGAAATCCTACAATCATTGATGACATGTTAAAAAATGTTATCACAGCCATTTTTAAGTACAAAGATATTTCACAAATTCCCAAGAAAGATTTAGTTGTTTTATTAGACGCAAATAGATTAGCATATACAAAGAGATCAAAATCGAACACAGAAACTTTAATTATAACACTATCGCAATTATGGCAAAAATTGCCATATGCACAACAAGAGAAAAATGCAAAAGTGGGACGATTAGATGTGATTCATGCTGATTTGATAGCACGGACATCAGAACAGAAAAATAAAAGAGCAATACACATTGAGGCAGTAAAGCAAGCGCAAGATGCAATGATTAAGACTGATCCAGATTTAGTAAAAATCATCTATGGAAATATGATTTTTACTCAAGTTTTAGATACAAAAGGAATCGGTAGAAAGGCACAAGGGTTTTACTCTCCGGGAACACCATCGAATAAGGTTCATATTAATAAATACACAGTACTAGAAAATATTCATCATTCTGCGGATGTAATTTATATGGATACAGATGATCAATTTGATCGCTCAAGTAGTTTATCAAGCATTCCGGAAAAGGCCAAGACATATTTACAAACACAATATCATAAATCAGTGGTAATTCATGAACTTGCGCATCGTTTCACAAGGTCTTTGTTAGAACGAAACGAGGAAGAGGTTTCCGTTGATTTTGATTTTATTTTTTCTTCTTTTTACCGTAGGTATAGTCGCACTACTCGAACAGTAGAATCTATAATGAACAAACCCATTCAAGAGTTTACAATATTTTCAAAGCATGCGAGTCGCTTTATAAATATTATTTTAGCCTCAACAGGGTTTAACTCTTCCGCTAATGAAATTTCGGGCATTTTACAACAAGGTACAGATTCAAGAGCGCATACAATCAAGGTTTCAGATATAAATTTTGAAGCACTAGGAGAAAGTAAGATAATACATTCCGAAGGCAATACGTCTACTTTACAAATTCCCTTAAATGATGGAGGGCGTTTTATTATTGTGACCCCAATTACACCAAGAGACATTCTACGAAATTTTGATGGTTATCAGTCTAAATTGCCTACTACATATTCACATGAAAGTCATGAAGAATGTTTTAGTGAGATGATGTCGGCGGTATGTGATCCGAACTACAAAGATGAACCAATAAGAACAGAATTTTTAAATATATTGAAACGTTTTAAGGGTGAGTTTGGGGCGTAGAAACTAAGAAATCATAGATAAAAAGTAACGATTAAATATAATTCAGAGTATACAAAGAAACACCGATAAAAAGGATTAAAAAAGATGTTTAGATACTCATTGATCATTGACAGCCTATTAAAGGCGATGACTCATAAATATATACGTAGAATCCCTAAAGGAGTAACCAAGACAGGGAAAACCAAGTACATGTACTTCTATGCAGGCCAAGAGGGACATGGTCAAGGGATTGGGCATGAAAGCGAACTTGTGCAAGGTTCATCTTTTGCATTTGGTGAAGGTGATCAAAGACACCATGCACATATCACAAAGACAGATGGTGACAAGATCACAGTAAAGTATGATGACGGTGCTAAAAAGGGTCAAGAGGAAACAATGACTAAGAAGCAATTTCAAGCCTTAGTACATGGTGAACATGCAACAGGGATTAAGCAGGCACAAGCTAAAGCAGAGAAGCAATTAAAAGATTTCCAAGCGGGCAAAGAGAAGGGGACTAAGGTTAAGCAATCAACACTTGATAAACTTGAACAGAGAGTAAAAAACCTTGATGAACTCACCGCCAAGAAAGAGGAAACACAGAAACCAGACGCACCAATCAAACTTGTAAAAGATCATTTCACTGAAAGATTATCAACGGGTAGTAGATACAAACAAGAATTTAGCAATGTTGTTCGTACATTTGAACAATTCGTACAAGGTATGCGTTCCCCAAGTTTTCAATATAAACCCGTCACAATTACAAAAGAAATGATTAGTGGCACAATGACACTAAAAGATTTTAAACAATCTTTTAGGAAACTTATATCATCCGCCTTTGTTGACCTTTTAGATACAAATAAATCTTTATTAAATAGTGACGATATGCTAACGGAGTTCGGAAATCCTTATGTCAATGATTTTAGAGATAATTTCAGACTAGAACATGGTGGTATTTTTGCGGAGATAGAAAAGAAACTATTAAACAAAGATACGATTGCGAGCGTTTTACTAGATATTGCAAAAAGTGTAGAGGATGGCATGGGAGAAAAAGACATTTCAAAGGTGATTGAAAAGAAATTTGTAGATATGGGGCAAAAATTTATTGAGGACGCAAAAGAAAAACAAACAGCCCCGCAAAATATGGTGAAAGTGAAGCCTATTAAGCCATCTGAACAAAATGTTAAAGACTTAGTCACTAGTTTATATTCTTTTGCCGATAAAAGTAAAGGACATCGACTTAATTCTATCACTATAAACCCCAAGACCAAAACCATATTTGCGACTAATCGGTCAATGGCTTTGATTGTGACAAATCCTAAAGCATTTGAATTTAGTGATGATATTAAGAATGATAGTGGATCCGTTGCCCTCAATCCTATACAAATAGCTAATATGAAAAAAACAAAATCATCAAAGATTGTTTTAGATGCTAGTAATACAGATGAGGGGATTGGATTTGAGAATAAAACCATTGAATCAGTACTTGAGAATACATACGATAATAACAAAGAACAAAAAACCATGAATTTTACCGAGGACTTGCGAAATAAATTAGCATCATTAAAAGATTATCCAAATGCAAAAGTAGTATTTTCACAATCACCAACAGATAAAACCCGCTTTGACATTTATCATCGTTTTGGAGCAATCGGCAATCGGAAAAATGTAAAGATTGGTGATGTTACTTTAGGACAAGGGGGGGATCGTTTTGCTGATGAATTTGCACTACTTGCAGATGATTTGAAACAAGTATTACCTATAATGTCTAAAATATATATTCCCGATACACCAACAACAGCAATATCTTTTGATGGGAATGATGAGAATACACGAGGGCTATTGATGCCTATAAATGTTGGTAGTGTATAAGAGCATAAAAATAAAATAAGCATACAACTTCTTAACTTTGTAAAATGCAAATATATAACAATGAACAAGGGTTAAGAAATGCCATTTAAGAATGAACACGCATCAAGACAAACAGACCCCCAACAATACAAAGAATTTAGACGCTACCAGCCTAAAGGGTTTCCCAAGGGTGTATCGGTGATCTTAGGTATTGATGATAAGGGGAAAACTGAAATTCAAAGTATCCGAGCAAACAAAGACGACATGTCACCATCTGAATTTAAGCAATGGTTAAAAGAGCATGATTTCAAAGATGAAGTAGAAGAGGCGCAACTTGAGAAGGGCAATTACTTTGCTACTTGGATTCCCTTTACTACACTTGCCAAAGCTAAGAAGGACGATGAACAAGATATTATGGATGATAGTGTGGGCATGATCGCCGGTATCGTGTCAACGGATGATATGGACTTTGAGGGGGAAAAGATTAATCAAAGCGGGCTTGATTGGTCATATTTCCTAAAAAATGGGTGGTTCAATCATGAACATAGACCAGGCCCCGAGGCGGTACTTGGTCACCCTACAAAGATTGAAAAGGTTGACGATCATAAAACACGAGTAGAGGGCAAATTATACCTATCTAAACCCCTTGCGAAAGAGTGCTATGATACGGCGGTAGCAATGCAGAAAGCGGGCGGGGAGCGGTGTCTTGGTTTCTCTATTGAGGGCAAGATCACCCTGCGCGACCCAATCCAACCTAAGAAGGTACTCAAAGCGAATGTGATCAATGTTGCTATCACATCGCACCCAGTCAACCCCAATACAAATTTAGAAGTTATTGCAAAATCAATGAGTATAGGCTATCAAGAGGCAACAATTCCAGATGCGGACGCTTCTATGAGTGCATTAGTGGAGCAATCACTTGAACAAAAAGTTTCTAATGCAACATATGGAAACACAGATAAAAAGACACCAAAGGAAAAAAGAATGATTAGTAAAGAAACCTTGAAAACCAAGCTAAAAGAACATTTTAGCGACTACACCAACGAAGAACTTGAACGATTGATGAAGTTGATCATGGAATCGGCAAAAAACAAAAGTCAAGAAAAACTAAGAGATTATGAGTAAAAAGTTTGAAAAATACTTTGATCTCTCAAACAATGATCTATATAGGAGAAAATACGATGAATAACGATCTAATTAAACACCTTATGAATAAAGGTATGTCTGAGGCTGATGCTCTTAGCATTGCTCAAGATTTTAATCCCGAATCGGTCAATGTTGACGATTTAACAAATGCCCTTGATGGTTTATCTAAGGCGATGAAGATGAACGAACAAGATCAAATGAAATCCAAGAAAGCCAAAACTCAAGGTTCTTTGTTTGAAAAGGGCGATGAAGATGGTTCATCATCCGAAGATGGTTCATCTTATGACGATGAAGATGAAGACGATGAAGACGATGAAGACGATGACAAGATGGAAAAAGCCATGAAAGAAATGGCAAAAGGTACAGACGCCATTCTTGACGCAATGGATAAACAATACAAGGCAATGATGAAAGCCGTTGAAGCATGTACAAAAGAACTCAAAGCTATGAAAGAAAATGGCAATGGGAAAATGCAACAAATGGAAAAGTCTTTGAGTCGTGCATTGCTTGAACCTGTTGCACCTACCTCAATCAATTTCAATAAGATTCCATATATCGAACAATCAAAGACCCCTGCATTCACAACCCAAGATGTTATGAACAAGGCTTTGTCATTGGTTAAGACTGAAAACGATTGGTCAAGAAAAGCTGAATTGACAAGCGCAATTTCACGCTTAAGCGCGGGCGTCAATCCTCAAGACATCATCGCTGAATACAACATTAACATGAGTAAATAAGTAAAGAGAGTAAACATGAGTTTCAATTCATTAAACATTCCACAAGCAAACGGGCTTGTTTCTGCTGCTGATTTAGCTGAATTAAATAGCGCTCTTCGTAAATCAGCAACTGTTGGCTACCAAACCCCCGCGGGTACTTCCGGCGGGGATACAGGTTCTTTAAGTCCATTAGTTCCCCAAAGCATTGAAAACATTTTAGCAAGTGCAACCTATAGCATGAAGCAACTTGCGTTATGGCCTGCAATGCCTAAAGTTTCCGTGACTAATACCCTTCATGAATACGCTGTTGTCAATTCTCATGGTTTAGACCTTGATCCATTCATTAGTGAAGGTTCTGCAGGTACTACAAACCGTTCTGAATATCAAAGAAAATCAATCCGTATCAAGTACTTAGCTGAAAGACGCGAAGTCACCGATGTGGGTACACTTGTTGGCTTGATTGGCGCTAATCAAAATGCGATTGCTTTGGAAACCGAACGCGGGACATTGTCTTTACTTGGTAAACTTGAAAAGTCATTGTTTCATGCTAAAGAAAGCAACAACTCTTTACATTTTGATGGTATCATCCACCAAATCGAATCATATAACAGTGGTTCAAATGTTTTTGATGCTCGTGGCGCAAGTCCATCCCCAAGACTTTTACAAGAAATCTTGGCTAAACTTTATTCTGCGCCTTTATATGGTACTCCTGATTGTATCTATGTTACTCCAGATATTCATGGTGAATTGATCAAGTTTGCTGTTCAATTTGGCCGTCATGATCAATTGGTTCTTACTAATAGTTCATCTATTACATATGGTACTCAAGAAATTTCTATCATGGGTCCCGTTGGCCCCGTACCTGTTAAGAGTGCACCATTCTTATCAAACAATGCAAAAGCCCCCGCTTCTGCAAGTGGTACAACCAACGCACCAATCACCCCCACCTTGACAAGCGCCGTTGTTGCTAGTGATTCCGCTTCTCAATTTGTTGCAAATGATGCCGGTGATTACTTCTATAAGATTGTAGCAATGAATAACAATGGTTATTCTGCCCCTGTTACCTCTGTAGCTAAGACCGTTGCCTCCGGTGATAAGGTAACTTTGACCATTGCGCAACAATCTGATGCTGTATACTTCAAGATTTTTAGAACACCAGTTGACCGCCCCGCCGGTGAAGCTGTGTTGATTGATGAAGTTGCTTCTAATGGTTCCGGCGCTACTGTTTGGGTTGATCGCAATGAAAACATTCCTAACGGTCATAAGATTGTATTTGTACAACAT